ATTAATTCGTTTCAGACAAGGTGGATTTTTGCGGCTTGATACAGACGAGCGTGAAGATCTAATCGGCTTCAGAAAGAAGCACGTTTACTATTGAGGCTCTCATGGAAAAATCTTTATACGAAATGCCTTTAGGCATAGATGCCTTACAAGGCCCAGAAATTGAAATTGAGGTCGAAGATCCCAAATCTATGACGATTGAGATAGATGGGATTGAGATTGATCTAGCTCCGCCGTCGGGGGGAGAAGATGAATTTGACGACAACTTAGCTGAGTTCTTGGATGAGAGTGTCTTGGCTACGATTGGCTCTGATCTAGTGGAAGAGGTGTCTAGTGATGTGACATCTCGCAAAGACTGGGTAGAGATGTATGTCAAGGGATTAGATGTTCTGGGGATGAAGTATGAAGAAAGAACTGAACCTTGGAACGGCGCTTGTGGAGTTTTCTCTACGATCCTTACGGAAGCTGCGGTTAGGTTCCAAAGCGAAACGATTATTGAAACGTTCCCTGCGGCGGGGCCAGTCAAAACGGAAATTATTGGTGCAATTGACCGTCTTAAAACTGAAGCGGCTGCGCGAGTCCAAGAGGACATGAACTATAAGCTCACGGAAGAGATGCCTGAGTATCGTCCTGAGCACGAGAGAATGTTGTTTAATTTGGGATTAGCTGGATCTGCTTTTAAGAAGGTTTACTACGATCCAAGTTTAGGCCGTCAGACTTCTGTTTATGTGCCGGCTGAGGATGTGATTATTCCTTATGGCTCTAGTAACTCTAGAACAGCAGAGAGAGTTACGCACATCATGCGTAAGTCTAAGAATGAGTTAAGAAAGCTACAAGTAGCAGGTTTTTACTGTGATGTAGAACTTGGCGAGCCTACTAATTTACACACAGATGTGGAGAAGAAAAAGGCGGATGAGCAGGGTTACTCAGTAACTGATGACGACCGCTACCAGATTTATGAGATTCAAGTTGACTATGATTTACCGGGCTATGAAGATCCAGATGGTATTGCGTTACCTTACATCATCACTATTGATGTTGGCACTAATAAGATTCTGTCTATTTACAGGAACTGGTCTGAAGATGATGAGAAGAAACTTAAGCGCCAGCACTTTGTTCAGTACGATTATGTACCCGGCTTTGGTGCTTATGGCTTTGGTTTCATACATCTTATTGGTGGCTATGCCCGGGCCGGCACTTCTCTTATTAGACAACTCATTGACGCTGGCACATTAAGTAATCTGCCCGGCGGCTTGAAGTCTAGAGGACTCCGAGTTAAAGGTGATGACACGCCTATTGCTCCCGGCGAGTTCAGGGATGTAGACGTACCTAGCGGCTCTATTAAAGACAACATCATGATGCTTCCTTATAAGGAGCCATCACAAGTTTTGTCTATGTTATTAGATAAGGTGACTGAAGAGGGTCGTCGTTTGGGATCTATTGCTGATATGAACGTCAGTGATATGAGTGCTAACGCTCCTGTGGGAACTACTTTAGCTTTGCTTGAGCGTCAGTTGAAAACGATGTCTGCTGTACAGGCGCGGGTTCACTACTCAATGAAGCAGGAATTCAAACTGCTCAAGTCAATTATTCGTGACTATGCGCCGGCTGAGTATGAGTACGATCCTGCTTCTGGCTCTAAGATGGCCAAGCAAGCAGACTATGACATGGTGGATGTTATACCTGTGTCGGATCCTAATAGTTCTACTATGGCTCAGCGCATCATGCAGTACCAAGCTGTGATGCAGATGGCGCAGCAAGCTCCTCAGATCTACAACTTACCTAACCTACATCGTCAGATGATTGAAGTTTTAGGTATTAAGAACGGCGAGAAGCTGGTTCCAAGTCCTGAAGATGAAGATCCAAAAGATCCTATCAGTGAGAACATGGCTTTCTTGAAAGGTGAGCCTACTAAAGCGTTCATTTATCAAGATCAAGATGCTCACATTGCGGCTCATACATCCTTTATGAAGGATCCGATGATTGCTGCGACGATAGGACAGAACCCTATGGCTCAACAAATGATGGCGGCTATCCAAGCTCACATCGCGGAGCACTTAGGATTCATGTATCGCCGCAAAATTGAAGAGCAAATGGGTGTACCTTTGCCTCCGCCGAACGAAAAACTGCCAGAAGATGTGGAAGTTCAGTTGTCAAAGCTCATTGCAGAGGCAAGTGCCCAGCTTTTACAGAAGAATACGGCTGAAGCGCAGCAAAAACAGGCTCAACAACAGTCTCAAGACCCACTTATTCAGATGCAACAGCAGGAATTGCAGATTAAAGCTGAAGAAGTTAAGCGTAAAGCGGCAAAAGATCAGGCGGATATGGCTTTAGCTCAGGCTAGATTGCAAATTGACGCACAAAGGATCCAAGCTGAGAGCCAAAGAGAGGTTATGCGCCTGCAATCCCAGCAGAAACAGACTGAACAGAAGATTAAAGCTGATGTTATTACCAAAATGAATCGGGGATAAATGCACAGCCGCATATTCCCAGTCATTTCCAGAACTTTACTCAAATTAGAGGTGTGAAATGGAACTAAAAATCTTTGAAATCTTGAACCAGAAAATAAATGAACGGATTCAAGATATGAATGGATCTTTATGTGACGGCGTAGCTAAAGATTACGCTGATTACAAGGGAATGTGCGGAGTAATTAAGGGTCTACGAACCGCGCAGTATGAGTTAAATGACCTTTTAAGAAAAATTAAGGATGATGACGATGAGTGAATTTGATGTGTCTGCTGTTGATCTTTCTGGCCTTTTAAATAAAGAACCAGAGGAAAAAGCACGACAAGTGCCCGATCCCGCTACTTACCATATTCTTTGTATGCTCCCAAAAGCTGAAGAGGAATTTAGCGAAACTGGCATTTTAAAATCTACAACTGCTATGCACCATGAAGAATTGCTTTCTCCCGTTTTGTTTGTAGCCAAAATTGGCCCAGACGCTTTTAAAGACGAAAAACGATTTCCTTCTGGCGCTTCCTGCAAAGTTGGGGATTTCATCATTACGCGACCTAATACTGGGACACGTATGAAAATCCACGGTACCGAGTGGCGGCTAATCAACGATGACAGCGTTGAAGCGGTTGTTCAGGATCCCCGTGGAATCCAAAGACCTAATTATTAAGGAGTAACTTATGTCTGAAATAGAACAGAAAGAGTTTGTATTCCCCGATGAGGAAGCAAAAAAACCTGTGGCTGAGGATGATGGCGGGGTAGATGTAGAGATTCAAACATCTACACAAGGCAAAAAAACAACAGTTTCTTCTGACGATGATGAGATTGAAAAGTACGACGAAAAGGTTAAGAAGCGTATCTCTGACCTTCAGTCTGGTTTTCACAATGAGCGTCGCCGTGCTGAGGAAGCCGCTCGTGAAAGAGAAGAAGCTATCTCGTTTGCTCAATCAGTGGCAGAGGAGAATAAGAAGCTTAAAGGCTCATTATCTGAGGGCCAGTCTGCATTATTAGAGCAGGCAAAAAAGGTAGTATCTAATGAGGTAGATGATGCTAAGCGGCGTTATAAACTAGCGTATGAATCTGGTGATTCAGATGCTTTAGTTGAGGCCCAAGAGCTATTAACTTCTGCCAAAATTAAAATGGATCGGGTAAATAATTTTAGACCCGCTTTACAAAAAGAAGAAAATGAAGTAAAAATCGCACCTAGGGAAGTCCCTCGTCAGCCACAAGTAGACCCTAAAGCTGCTAGATGGCAAAACGAGAATTCTTGGTTCGGTAGCGATGATGAGATGACCAGCTTTGCTCTGGGCTTACATACTAAGCTCATTAAGAATGGCATTGACCCAAACTCCGACGAATATTATGCGCGACTTAATTCGCGAATTCGCCAAGTGTTTCCAGAGAACTTCGGTCTGGACAACAACGAATCGGAAACTCAACAGAGTCAATCCGCTCCTCGTCAAAAATCGAATGTCGTCGCACCTGCGACAAGGAGCACCTCATCTTCCAAGATCCGGCTCACTCCATTTCAGGTAACGATGGCTAAAAAGTTCGGTGTATCCCACGAACTCATGGCTCAAAAAATTGCAGAATTAAGAAAAGGTGATTGATATGTCTGAAACTCAAACTCGTGTTAAGCGTGAAACTGAAAGTCGTGAAGCTACAGCCCGTCCAAAACGATGGATGCCGCCCCAGCTTTTGCCTGATCCTCATCCAGAGCCGGGCTATGCTTTCCGTTGGATCCGTGTAAGCACTTTGAATAAGTCGGATGCTACCAACGTCTCTTCAAAACTGCGTGAAGGCTGGGAACCTGTAAAGGCTTCTGACCATCCTGAAATCCGTTTGTTTGGATCCGGCAGTCATGCACAGTTTCCTGACAGCGTTGAAGTCGGTGGTTTATTACTTTGCAAAACCCCAGTAGAGTTTACTGAACAGCGGAATGATTACTACCGACAACAATCGGAAGCTCAGATGCAATCAGTTGACAATACTTATATGCGCGAAAATGATCCACGGATGCCTATGTTTAAAGAACGTAAGTCCACGGTCACTTTCGGAAAAGGTACTTAAATTTTTTTGGAGACTTAAAATGTCAATGACCAATACCCCCTATGGCCTACGAGCCATTAACCGTAACGACGGCATGCCCTATGCTGGCGCTACGAGTCAGTTCTTGATTAACCCAACTAGCGGCGCTGGTACTAACTTGTTCTTCGGACAAGCAGTTATCATTGACGCAGACGGTTATATCGCTTTGTCTACCGCTACCGGCGCAGACTTAACTACCAATAACCTTGGTGGTTCTAGTCTTGGTGCTTGGGGCGTTTTTGTTGGTGCATCCTACATCAACGCACAAGGCCAGCAGATCTACGGTCAGTACTACCCCTCCGGCACAACCGGCGTGGTAACTGCATACGTTATCACTGACCCTAACGTGACTTTCCAAGCTCAATTGGATGGTCAAGTTACTCAGGCCGCTCTTGGCGCAAACACTTTCTTTGCAGCTGCACAGTCTACTTCTACAGGTTCTACCCGTACAGGTAACTCTACCAGCGCTTTGGAAAGCACAGTAGTTACTACTGCCGCTGCGTTTAAGATCATCGGTTTCGCTTCACCATTGACTGATACTTACACTGAAGTGTTTGTTAAGTTC